GTTTGTAACACCGGGTATCGATTATGTAGATAACTTGGCACTTGTTCAAGATGCTATCGATATCGTTGAACAAGATAGAGCTGACTCAATTTACATCACAACCACACCTGACTATGATATGTTTGTAGCGACTACTTCAGATCCTGAGGACTTCATTTATCCTACAGATGCTGTTGTTAATTTAGAAGATAGTGATATTGATTCTAACTACACCGCAACTTACTATCCCTGGATTTTGGTGAAAGATAGTGTTAACAACACAAATCTTTGGATTCCACCTACATCAGAAGTTGTGAGAAACTTGGCTCTTACAGATAATATTGCATTCCCCTGGTTCGCTTCAGCAGGTTACTCAAGAGGTTTGGTAAATGCAGTTAAAGCAAGAAGAAAACTTACACAAGAAGATAGAGACATCCTTTATCAAGGAAGACTCAACCCAATTGCTACCTTCTCTGATGTCGGTCCTGTTATCTGGGGTAACAAAACACTTCAGGTACGTGAGTCCGCTCTTGACAGAATCAACGTAAGAAGATTGTTGTTACAAGCTCGTAAGTTGATTTCCGCAGTTGCTGTTAGACTTCTCTTTGAACAGAACGACCAACAGGTTAGACAGGATTTCTTGGATGCCGTCAATCCAATCTTGGATGGTATCAGAAGAGACAGAGGTCTTACAGACTTCAGAGTAACTGTGTCAAGTTCCCCTGAAGATATTGATAGAAACCAATTAACAGGTAAGATTTACATCAAACCAACAAGATCTTTGGAATTTATTGATATTGAATTTGTAATCACACCAACAGGTGCATCGTTTGAAAATATCTAAACAACTATTTAATAAAAGGGGGAGAAAAGGTCTCCCCCTTTTTTAAAAAATGAAACTACTACGAAAAATAATATCAGAATATGTAGAGGAAAAATTCCTCTCTGAAGGTTTTGGTGAAGACTTGACTCCTGATTCAAAGTATTACGCTTTTGATTGGGACGATAATATTGTTTATATGCCGACCAAAATATTGGTGTTATCAGATGATGACAGAGAGGTGGGTATGGGTAGTGAAGATTTTGCAAAATACCGTGAACAGATCGGGAAAGAACCCTTTATTTATCACGGACTCACTATAGTAGGTTTTGCAAAAGATCCTTTTAGACATTTTTCAGTTGCGGGGGATAAACAATTTGTGATTGATGCACTTACAGCTCCTCCCGGTCCATCATGGAATGACTTTGTAGAGTGTTTAAATGGTGGATCTATATTTGCAATTATTACGGCGAGGGGTCACTCACCAAAAGCGATCCGTGAAGCTTGTAAAAATTATCTTTTGATGAATTATAATGGATTAAATGGAAATGTTTGTTACGAAAATTTAAAAAAATACCGTGAATTAACTGGTGAAGTCACAAATTCTTCCAAAACCCAAATGATAGACGAATATCTCAATTTGTGTAAATTTTATCCTGTGACATATGGAGAGGGAAGTGCCCAAAACCCCGAACAAGGCAAAATTAACGCTTTAAGAGAATTCATAGGATATGTAAAAGAAATGTCTGCAAAATTAAACAACAGAGCATTTTTTAAAAATGATGTAAAGAATTTTTTTGTACCTCAAATAGGATTTTCTGATGATGACCTTAAAAATATAGAAAAAATTAAAGGTTTTTTAGAAAAGGAATATCCGGAAGAAAGCCCGGTTAAAGTTTTTGCGACACATGGAGGACAAAAAAAAGAAATAAAATAGAAATTATAATATTTATAATTAAAATAAACTACCTAGTGAACTAACTAGATAAAGAAATAAAATAAACTGAATAAAAGTAAATAGAAAATATGGCAGACTTACTAATGAAAATGCCGGTTCCTTATGAACCCAAAAGAAAAAATAGATTTATCCTCAGATTTCCTTCGTCTTTGGGTATAAACGAATGGTTTGTTGAGTCAACCTCAAGACCACAGATTTCAATCAATCCAGTTGAGATTCCATTTTTGAACACTTCTACCTATGTGGCTGGTAGGTTCAATTGGAATACCATCAATGTAACCTTCAGAGATCCAATCGGACCGTCAGCGTCTCAAGCACTTATGGAGTGGGTTAGACTTCACGCTGAATCCGTAACAGGTCGTATGGGTTACGCTGCGGGTTATAAGAAGGATATAGACCTTGAGCTTTTAGACCCAACCGGTGTTGTGGTTGAAAAGTGGATCTTACAAGGTACTTTCCTTTCCGATGTTAACTTTGATTCGTTAGGATATAGTGAAGATGGTCTTGCAACTATCACGGCAACACTTCGTCCTGATAGATGTATTCTTGTCTACTAAGTTTCTGATTATATATCGGTAACTGATATTGACTTTATTATATTTCAGTTTATTTTAGCCTCGGAGCCAATCTCCGGGGTTTTTTATTATGGATAATTCAAAAGTTTACGGACAAGAAAATTTTAACTTACCACACGATGTGGTCCCATTACCATCACAAGGTAAATTTTATGCTTCGGGAAAGAAAGCGTTAAAGGTGGGATATCTTACTGCGTCAGATGAGAATGTTTTGATGAGTCAAAATCTCAAAGATGTTAACAATATGATTTTAACTCTTTTGAGAAGTAAAATATATGAACCTGATATTCAACCCGAACAACTTTTAGAAGGTGACGCTGAGGCAATATTGGTTTTTCTGAGAAACACAGCATTTGGTCCACAATACAAAATTAAAACAACCGACCCCAAGACAAAACAGGTTTTTGAAACAGATATTAATCTGGATGAACTAAATTTCAAGAAATTAGAAAAGGAACCTGATCAAAACGGTCACTACACGATTAAACTTCCAAAGGCGGGGAATGAAGTGAAGGTAAAATTGTTAACTTTGGGAGATCAATTTGCTTTAAGGAAAATAAGAGATTCCTACCCTAATGGTATGGTTGCACCAATTGTAACAAAAAGATTGGAGATGAATATTGTTTCGGTTGACGGCAACGAAGATAGAAGTGATATTTCAAGATTTGTAAGTATGTTACCAATCGCTGACTCCAAATTTTTGAGAAATGAGTTGGACAATTTGGAACCGAGACTAGACCTTAAACAAACAATTTTAGCCCCGTCAGGAGAAGAGGTACAGATCAATGTATCCTTTGGGGCTGAATTTTTTCGTCCTTTCTTCTGAATATAAGCAAATACAACTCAAAGAATTCTATTACTTGGTAAGGAATACTGCTATAACTTACCAAGATTTACAAATAATGCCCGTTTATGAAAGAAAATTTATGATAAGAGAACTTTCCGAAGAGTTTGAAAGAATTAATGAAAAGAGGAAAGGTAGATCATAAATTTCAAATTCATCTATTTATAAAATAAAAATAGATGTCATATAGTTCACTAAGTTTTGGTAATAGTATTTCTGATATATTCAGAAAAAATAATATTATCAAAAACCTTTCTCCATATACCATTGAAGGTAGTTTCTCTACTCAAGTATCGGGAGAAAATGGTATTTTTCCGATTAAACTTAGGGATTCGGCGGTAAAGGACTCGGACGAGCTATTAAAAAAATATCCCGAGTATTTAGAAAAACAATATCTTTTAAACTTTTTTGGACCACAAGACGGATTTGGTGAACCAATATCAATTCAAGATATTCAGAATATCATCAATAACAGAGATACTTACTACACTTTTGTATCATCGTTCTATCCACTACAAAACATTGTATTCCAACTAAACCCCGTCGGGTCAGAAGCTTCATTAAGTAATGACTCCAAACTGGCTCAAATTTCTGCAAACCTTTTAAAACAACAATTTCAATATAGAATTGGTCAAGAAATAAGGGAAGAAACATTCGGAAGAGTTAATCTGTTGGATGCTTTGTCGGATCCTTATGAAGCAACCGCATTACTTACGGGGAACAGAACGTTAATAGAAAGAAATTGGCAGATCTCACAACCTGACAATTTGGTAGGAAAAGGGTTGGACTTGGTTTCAAGAATTACAGGTGTCTATAGTCCATATTCTTGGATACCCGGTGATTATTTTGATGATTCATCACCCGTAACTGCAAATGAACAAACAACGGTCGGAGGTAGAATTGTAAACGACTTAAGACAGGCAATATCATCAATAGTTGGGTTTGGTAGACCCGAACTTGATCCTTCATACAACTTTTTACAAAACACAGGTGGAGGTCAAAAATCTGTTTTATTCAATAATCTTGAATTTAACAAATACAGACCGGAATATAGAAGTTCCCAAGTACAAGCTGCTCAGACCTTACTTGGACAGGGCATACAATCAATAGCTGAATTAGGTAGAGCATTGGGTGGGACACAACCCCCAGCTGGACAATACTATCTTGGAACACAACAAACACCAATACCAAACTTAGTTG